CCCACAACATGCGCTCATGCTCCGGCCGGAACTCAGTCATCACATCTGTGAGCTGGTAGTTCATGTCAGCGGCTACACGGGTAGCGGCCTGTTTCTTTTCGGGGGTTTCTTTGCCAATGATTTGAGTTTTGACCGGTCCTGCAGCCGGGAAGGTACTCATCATCACTTCGGCCTGGAACTTAACAACAGCCTCAGCCAAGAGAGGATGGTAAACCCCGCAAGCCCCAATCCAGGGGTCGGCCCGCTCTTCAATCTTTAGGCCAAGAAGCTCAAGCCCGTCAACGTAAGTCTGCATCCAGTCTTTACGTGAGTCAACGTCATCTTCAAAATCACTCACCAAATCAGACACTAACGATGTTATTACGTCATCAGGTAGGCTGTCGACTAGGTTGGCATCAAAGTCATCTTCAACGCTGCCAATTTCAATTTCAAGATCGCCAGCCTTAATGCTTACTGACTCCGGGTCTTCAATCTCAATTTCAATGCCATCACTGGGGGCCAGGGACTCAATCCCCATAGGTGCTTCATAAAGTGACTTTTCAATGGACATACCAATCCTTAGTAATAAGAGACCTTGCGTCTAAACTCACGTATTTCGTCTTGTTCATCGGTCTGTAGACGAATAAACCCGCCTTTTCTAAATCTGATTAATGCCTGGGTAGCGGAGTCAACCAAGTCATCGTGGTCTGAATTAGGGAAAGCAGCCATCTCTTCTATCAGCTCATCAGCCCATCTTGTAGCCGGATACCAAACCTTCCCGCTTGCAAACAAATCAGATACAGAGTTAATCCGCACCATCTTATCATTACCCCTACTGGGCGTAAACTCTGAAACCGGTATCCCCATAGCCCGCAACTCAAAGATCAAAGGCGCTCCCGAGGCTTTGGCTTCGACGATAAACGCATCTGGCTCCCACTCCTTGTAGTGGTTAAAAGCCTTCTGTTTTAATTCTGGAAACTCCATCCGGCGCTTAAATGCGTCAAGCAAAATAATGTTGGCGTCGTTTTCGTTCTCATTCATATAGAACACGCCCCAGGTCGTACAGGCAGAATAGTCCGCCCGCTCTGACTTTAAGAAAGCGGTGTCCCAGCTCTGGATAACAAACTCACACACTGGTGGTTTTTCTTTTGTCCATTCCTTCCACCACTCTCTTTTAACAATAGCGCCCTCTTCAGAGGTAGGGCTTTGTTGGTATTGGGCATTCCACTTAGCGACGGGCAGTTCTGAGCGCAGAGCCTCTAGCTCTTCAAGGCTCCAGAATTCAGGCCATAAAGGTTTATCGCTGGGCAGGATCGCGGGGAAGTCGATCACCTCCCAGTCGTCGTTCCCGTCTTTCTCAATAGAGGATTGCAGGATCCGGCCGGTCAGGTCTTTCTTGGCCCACCGGGTCATCACAACAATAATAGACCCTCCTGGCTGCAGACGCTGTCTAGGTCCAGATGTATACCACTCATAGACTTTGTCAAATACAGAAGGGTCACCTGACGCCAGGGCCGCTTCTTGCTCAGAGTGAGGATCATCAATGATCAGTAGATCCGCCCCCTTACCGGTTACGGTCCCTCCTACGCCGATAGCAAAGTATTCCCCATCCTTATTAGTAGACCACCGTCCGGCAGCTTTACTGTCCTGTCTGAGGTTTACGTTAGGAAAGATCTTTGCGTACTGCTCGCTTCCTACAAGGTTACGTACCTTACGTCCAAACCCAACGGCCAGTTCTGCAGTGTTTGATGTTTGGATGATCTTCTTGTGAGGGTTTTTACCTAGGAACCAAGCCGGTAGGAGGTAGGACGCAAACTCTGACTTCGTATGCCGGGGCGGCATGTTGATGATCAGCCTCTTTATTTTTCCCGACGCTATCTCCTCAAACTTCCTAGCCATCACCTTATGGTGGCGTCCATTTATGAACCCAGGCCACATTGAGTGAACAAACTTTAGAAAGTCCTTCTCGGCTTCTTCTCTAACAATAGACGCCCTGTACTCATCAAGCTCATCAAAGAACGCCTCCTGCTCGTTGACAGGTAAAAGCGCGATGGCCTCACTGATGGCTTCAATGTTCATATGTTGCGCATAGACAAATAGCTCGGCCGCACACTCCTGGCACTCCGGCTCATCCTCTTACAGATCCCTAGCTCGCACAGCTTCTTCACCACCCGATGAACATTCCCGCGCCCCTTATCCCCCGTCTGGTACATGATGTCATCTATAGACGGCCCATACCCAAAGTTCTTCCAGTACTCATCTATAACAAGAAAAACCGTCCGCTGCTTCTCCGTCATAAGGTAATCCTTCTTCTTTACCGTATATACACTCTTAGGCCAAATCACCTATAGCCTCCATTTCTACTGTAACACCTGTTACAGTAGGATTCAAAGTTCATCTTGCCAAACAATAACAGGCGTATGCGGCCCCATGTAAGCCCCGGCAATGTTGAAGTCCATAAACTCATAAGCCTCTTCTTCAGTCATCCCGTCTCTATCCATAAGCACTTCAATTACCTTCTCCCCCCTTTATACCAGCCGCTCAACTATCGTATTCCCAACCCACACATCCGCCCTTCCTATAAGAGCATCATCAAATCCATCCATCTTTAACATTGCTATAGTCCTTTCAAAATATATACCCCCCACCCACTTTTGTATGCAAACATAAGGGGGCCTATCTGTCAAAATCCATTACAACTTCACCGTCAGTTAATGTTGAGGGGTGGCCCTGTTCTTCTTGTGATCGCTTGAGTGGAATAGTATGTTGAGGGGAGTCGTGCGCGGCAGGGCCTGCAGGTGCGGGTGCCCCGCCGGTGGGGTCTCTGGGGCCGCTATCGTCTAGGGATTCCCCCTCGGTTTGCTGGCGCTCGGCGCTGGCTGGAGCCTGGGTAGCGTCACCGGCGCGGCCCTGCTGTATCTCAGCCAATAGGTCTAGTGCATCATCGGCCACTATGTCGGCGTCTACTGTGATGGCCTGGAGCCTGGACAGTAGGCGCTCGCGTATGTCGCCGCTCCGGTTAATGGTGGTGATCTCTTTGCGCTCCACGAAGGCGCCGACTTCAAACAGGGAGCCCAGTAGCTTCAAGCATTGGACCCTGGACGCTGGGGGGAAATCATCATCCAGGCTGTGCTGGACTAGCTGCTGCACTAGCAGAGCCTTTAATTGTGCCGGTGTTCGATGTTTCTCGGCTTCTATTGCAAGCTTGTAGGCTTCGACCTCCCTCTGAATTCTGCCGTCCCTAGCTAACTCGTAGGGTTTGCTGGCCATTGTTCGCTTTGTTGCTGTGGCCTTATACGACCCCCTGTAAGCCTGGGCCTTAGTCTGGCCCATCGCAACCGCATGCGCGAAGTTACGCATCTTCGTTGTGAGCCTGGGTGTCTTACCCTCTCCGCTACTTAACAGCGTATCGATGGGGATAGTGTCCAGCCCTTCGCGTATCTGCGCCCTTGTAAGCTTCTGAGTCGTTTGCTTTGCCATGTTTCCCGATCCGGTATAAATTGAGAATAAGCCGAATGCTATCACCGCCCGCGCGCTTTTGCAATTGGCTGGGTGTAGCCTGGGCACCGACCCTATACCCGACTGAATTGCTCAGGTTATTGTGCGCCCTGTAAAACTGTGCTGTAATCGCCATACATGGATCAATTCCGATTCATGTATTGCATCATTTTACAGGAGTAAAAGCATGATCACTAAGAGCGAAATATTGGCAGATATTGGGATCGCCATCACTGGCACCGCTATGCTTTTTTATGGCTGTACCAGCGAAGGATTTATCGCCAGTGCGGCCCTTGTATGGGCTGGGTTTTTCTTCGGCTACTTGATCACAACCTATATGGGGAGCGACCATGCTTAAGACCATGCAAGCAAAGTACCCCGGGCGATGCAGCCGGACGGGCCAGCGTATCCAGCGTGGGCAAACCATCATCTATAACACCGAGACCCGCAGCGCCATGCTACCCAGCCCAGCCGCTGAATCGCTGGATTTTGACGGATTCACCGGCCGCATAAACGGGAGCGCCGACTATGTCAGCCACGTATTCCAATTCGGAGACGGGCGCGAGTACTACCGCAACAAAGCTGGCCGCTGCGAAGATGCCCCATGCTGCGGATGCTGCACGATCTAAGGGGCCAGCATGGACTACACCTACCACACAGACCCAGGCCATGGTTGGATCGAAGTACCCATCGAAGAACTGCGCCGGTTGAAGATCACGCCGAGCGCCTATTCCTACCGCAAGGGTGAGAGCGCCTACCTAGAAGAGGATTGCGATGCTGGAGCCTGGGCGCGCGCCAAGCGCTTGGCTGGCGAAGCTTTCACACTGGTAGACATCCACACGAACCACGATCACCCGATCCGCAACTATCAATCTTTTGGAGCCTAAGCCATGACCACACAAAAAGCCATCCGCGCCGCCTTTTGGGGCGCTCATCCTACCCTGCAGCGCCGCCGTCACCGGTACGCCTGGAGCGCGAGCGATAAGACCGCCGAATTAGTCCACCACACGGATGCGCGCGTGGCATTTTCCGACTATGTCGACATGCTGGCCCGCAACGGGGTGATCACCGAAGCGCTGGCGCAAAAGGTGACCCTATGACCTACACTTTTATCCGCGCGTCCGGTAACCGCAAAACCGGCCCCATACCGCAAACCTACAGCGCCCGCAGCACTTGCCCGCCGTCCTGCGCCCACTATGGCGCCGACTGCTACGGCGAAGACTTCTACACCCGCATGCAATGGGACAAAGTACCCACGCGCGGCATCTCCATCGATGCACTGGCCGCACAGATCGCAAGCTTGCCACCCCGTACCCTTTGGCGCCACAATGTCGCCGGTGACCTTCCAGGGTCCGGCGAAACTGTGGACGCATACGCGCTGGGCCGGATTGTGAAAGCCAACACCGGCCGCCGCGGGTTTACCTACACGCACAAGCACAGCGCCCAGGCCATCAAGTGGGCGCGCCATGCTACCGCGTGGGGCTTTGTGGTGAATCTATCGGCCGATGATGCTGGCCACGCCGACCGGCTCAGCGGGCGGGGTTTGCCGGTGACTTGCATTGTGCCCACGGATACGCCGAAGCTTAGCTATACGCCCGAAGGCCGCCGGATTGTCGTATGCGAAGCGCAAACCCGCGAGGAATCTACTTGTGAGAACTGCGGCAATTGGGACGCATGGTGCGCCCGTGCCGACCGCGACTTTATCGTGGGTTTCCGCGCTCATGGCAGCCGCGCCAAGCGCACCGATACCCTGGCCCGCCGAGTAATCCCTATCGTGAAAGCTTAACCATGTTAAACCCCGAAGCCACCTACACCGAAGCCGGACGCCGAGGCGCGCAAGCCCGCAACGAGCGGGACGAAAGCCGCGCCGCGCATTGGGCGCGCTATTTCCAGGGCATGCGGAACCTGGAGCGCCCCGAGAACCGCCAGCGGGCCGAGGAACTCTATCGCACCGCCTACACCGAGGCGCGCCGCATTGGGGGGATGCTATGACGCACCCCGAATTTTTTTACATTAACGCCGGTTATTGTTATGAGCGGCTGACCGATCCAGCCCGCAGGCTCGAACGCGGAAAGGAAATTCGCGCCATTCTTGACGCCGAGCCGGTCACCGAGCGCGACATGGTGCGATCCCTGATTCAGCGTGGGCGGCAGGAATACCAAAAGGGCCGCGCATGACCACCGACCAACTACGCGCCGCGCTGGACCGGCTGGCCTACTGGGCCGAAGTGAGCGCCGATCACTTACCCGATAACGCAGCCACCGAGGAACTGCTGGACGCCGTCCAGGCCGCGCGCGCTCTGCTGGGGCAGTAAACCCTTCAAGCCTAGCGCGCTGGGCTTGTGGGGCCTGATTGGCCCTTTTTCAACACTAACAGGAGTTAAATTTATGCCGCTCGCCGATTTTGAAAACAATTCTTTTTTCACGCAAAACAGCATGGAGGAGGCCCTGCGCTATGTCAACGACTTATGCGCCACCAACCCCGACAGCACCGCCAGCCAAGCAGTACGCGCCGCCGTGGGCGTGGTGCTGAATACCGCCATCGCCGCGCACAAGGCCGAACTGGACGCGCTGCGCTCTGTCGCAAGGCCGGATCCAATTGCCCAAAGCATGGCAAACATGATGCGCGAAATCGTGCGCTCCGAAGTGCATAACATGGACATTTTCAGCATCATGGGCGACCGCACCAAAGAACTGGTAAACGATTGTGTGCAGGATTGGGTAGACGATAACTTGGCCGACAAACTCGAAGACTGGCACAGCGAAAACATCGACATCGATAGCGAAATCGAAAAGTATCTCCGCAACAACGATCTGGATTTTGTCGCCGAGCAAGTGACGCGCTATTTCGGGAATAACAC